GCTGGGCAAAGTCATTTAATAGAATTGAATCCTTTATATGATGCACAATTACAGGAAGAAAAAAAAACTTTCGAGCAAATATCGGAAAATGTTATTGCATTAACTTACAATCCTCTACAGATAGAAGAAAACAATTTAACAGAAATTCCAAAAGAGCAGGAATTAAAGCGCAAACGTGGAAGGCAACCGAAAGTGAAAATATAAGACATAATGGATTTTTATTGCCGACTGAAATAGCAACCCTTCGCAGTCACATGGCAATACTTCAGCACTCTTTAAATGAAAATTTGGAGAGTGTTTTTATTTTAGAAGATGACGTTGATTTTACAGATGATTTTATTAATAAATTAAATGATTGTTTAAAAGAATTGCCTGAAGACTGGGATGGTATTCACTTAGGTGGTTATTCACCAAATGGAAGCACGGTTAATTATTCAATAATGTTAAATAAATGCTTTGCAAGTTGGGGCGGTTATGGTTACATTGTAAATAAAAAAGCTATTCCAATAATTTTAGAAACAATTGAAAAAGAGGAAAAACAAATTGATACTTATATTGCTGGTTTAATGACTTTATTAAAATGGTTTAAAACAAAAGAAAAACTTGTTTTACATCCACCTAATCAAAGTACTATATTAAACAAGTGGGTTGATTATAAAGATTTATATTAACTATCTTTAAAGAAATATATTAAAACTTAAATTTGAAATCATGTTTAAACCACGCACTTTAACGTATAAAAATCGTGTTGTTAAAATCTATAAGGATAATAACACCGATTTAATAAAATACGGTGCAGACAATGCTTTTCCACAAAAGTTAATAGCTCAATTAGATGAAAGCGGAACTGCAACAGCTTGTATTGATGTACTTAGTCAATATATTTATGCAGATGGATTAGTAAATGAGCAATTAGGAAATTTTAAGATAAATGAAAAGCAAACATTTAATGAATTAATTTCTGAAATAACAAGTTACGTTGCACCTTTTCAGGCGGTATCACTTTATGTTATGCGTGGATTAAATGGAAAAGTAAGTGAATTAAAAATTGTACCTTTTGAGCAAATAAGAAAAACAGACAGAGGTACTTTTATTGTTAATAATACTTTTGGAACTGCAAAATATAAAAAGGAAAAAGACAAAGAATTTCCTGCATTTTATGGAGCTGAAATAAGCCCTGATGAATTACGTGAACATGTAATGGAATGGGGAGAAAATACTGGTGAAATCCTTTATTATTTTAGGAAAAAACCAATGAAAAATTATTATCCTATTCCGACTTTTTATAGTGCAATAGAAGATATAAATACAGATAGTGAGAATAGTAAATATGAACTTGAATCAGTTACGAATTCTTTTTTGCCAAGTGGAATTTTAAACATAGTAGGAAACTATGATAATACACAGGAAGATGAAAATGGAATGACACAACAAGATTATTTAGATGCTACTTTAGAACAATTTACAGGAAACGTAAAAGATGAAACAGGAGCAAGTGGAAGACAAAAACTTTTAATATTACAAGCTAAAACAAAAGAGGAACTTGCTGTTTACCAGCCATTGAGTAATGAAGGAATTTTAAATGCAATTGAAAACAGTACAAAAAGAGTTGCTGAAAAAGTTGCAAGGGCTTTTGGTGTACCACCATTTTTAATTGGTTTAGGTGGTAATGTTGGTTTTTCAACTAATATAATAGCTGATAATATCGAATTATTTAATAATAGAATAAAATTACTTCAAGAAATTATTACACACGCTTTAGAACAATGTTTTCCGCAATTAGATTTTACATTAACTCAATTGAATCCTATAAAATATATTGCTCCAGAAGTTTATGCAAAATTAACTGACTCTGAAATAAGAGAAATTGGAGGTTATCAAACAGATGAAACTAAACAAACAAGTACAATTACACTTGCTCAAACATTGGGTGTTGGTGGTACACAAAGTTTAGTTGGAATATTACAAGATACTATATTAACAACTGAACAAAAGGTTAATACTTTAATAATTTTATTTGGATTAAGTGAAGAACAAGCAACAAAATTAGTAAAAGGCAATGGCATACAAACCACTAATAATTAAAAGCGACTTTGATGCTTATTGCAGAATAAGTAAGAATATAAAAGATTCTGACTTAGATATTCATATTCGTGATACACAGGAAGTAGAATTTGAATCATGGGTTAGTGAACCTTTTTATACTGACTTAATGGATAATTTATCTACTAAACCACAATTAACAGCTTTATTTAATGAATACATAAAGCCATTTTTGGTTTTAGGTTCTTATTATCGTTTTTTATTATGGCATGGTGCAAATGTTAGTCAGTATGGAATAAGACAAAACAATGAAGATACAAGCACAGAGGTAAGTGATAAAAGACGCGCTGAATTAATGGGTGATGTTCAAAGCAAAAAAAATGCTTATTTAAATAAATTAAAAGATAAATTGTTTAATGATAATTATACTTACGATGGTGTGCAATATAACTTTTATGACACTTATGATAAAAGAGAATTGATGCAAGAACAAAACATTAGACAATTAGGGCAAAAAAAATTAATTAAAAAAGGAAGGGGGTTCTGTGGTTATCCGAAGGATTGTTGGTGATACATATCCAGTAAAAATTCAGATATTTTCTGAAGATGGCACTGCATTTAATTTAACAGGATGTACTTGCTTTTTTACTGTTAAAAAAAGATATGAAGACACAGATGCTCAAGCTATAATTAGTTTGAGTACAAGCTCACATGTAACAGCTTTAGAAGGTATTACAGAATTTAATATGACTTCCGCAAATGTTAGTTTAGTTGGTTCTTTTTTATATGATGTAAAAGTAAAAGATACAAATAACATTATTTATTCAGTAATTACTGATAAAATTATTTTTGAAAATCACGTTACAATAAGAACTTCATGACACCTTATAAACTTAAAATATTAAACGGAGTATTGAAGTTAAAATCATTTTCCGATGTGGTTTTGAATATCTTTGGAATTAAGGATTTAGGAACTCAAACAGGCAACGTTGATAATGGTTTAGTAGATTGGAGTATTCAGCATTTAACTAAAACTACAGCTCAATGGAATGCTGATACAACAACTATTTTATTAAAAGGGCAATTAGGTATTGAAGATACATCAAATGCAACCTATAAGCTTAAAATAGGCAATGGTACTAATTTATGGAGTGCTTTATCTTACGTTGGAGGTGGTGGTGGTGGTAGTCAAGATTTACAAAGTGTTACTGATTTAGGAGCAACAACTACAAACGCTATTAATACTGCAGGAATTACAAGTGATTATTTACAATTAGATACAACAGCAACAAATACAAATGCAGTTGGTAAGGTAGTATGGAATGATACATTAGGAACTGGTGAAATAGGTTTAAAAGGTGGAAATATCAATGCTAAATTAGCACAGGATTTATATGCAAGAGTTGTAAATAAAACATCACAAAATCTTTTAAAAGCTAATTATCAAGCTGTAAAAGTACAAAGCGCACAGGGGCAAAGATTAGCGGTTAATTTTGCACAGGCTAATAATGATAATAACAGTGCAGATACTATTGGAATTGTAGCAGAAAATATAAATAATAATCAAGAAGGATTTGTTATTACAGTTGGGCAAATTCAAAATATTAATACAACAGGAAGTTTACAAGGTGAAAGTTGGAATGATGGTGATGTTCTTTACTTAAGTCCAACAACTGCTGGTTCATTGACTAATATAAAACCAAACGGAAGCACAGGACACATAATTATAATTGGTTATGTTGAATATGCACACCAAAACAATGGTAAGATTTATGTTAAGATAATGAATGGTTGGGAGCTTGATGAGCTTCATAATGTTTATATTAATCAAGGAACTTTAGCAAATAATGATGCTTTAATTTATGAAAGTTCAACACAACTTTGGAAAAATAAACAAATAGGTTATACTTTATTATTTACAGCAGGTGCTAATCTTTTAATAAGTCCAGCAGATGCAACTACTTATTATTTTGGTTCAGGCAGAAGTTCTATTTATACTCCAGACCATGCAGTAATAATACCAAAATCGGGGACACTAAAATCAATTTCTTTTTTTCATGTAGTTAATTCAACATTAGGCACAGCAGAAAATAGCACATTATCAATTCAAGTTAGAAATACAGGTTATTCAGGTTCAGTAAGTACAACAACTCAAATAACCAACACTTATAAATTTAATTCAACTTATAATTCAACTATGTTTACAGGGTTAAATATTGATTTGCCTGAAGGATGTGCAGTTGATATAAAATGGCTAACGCCTACATGGGTTACAAATCCAGCGCAAATACAAATTAATGCAACTTTATTTATAGTATAATGTTTACATACGAAATTAAACAAGAAAACGGAAAATATAATATTTACTATTACATAGATAATAAAATTGAAACTATTGAATTTTATGCTTATGATTTAAGTAATCCTCAGGCAATAATTAGATACGGTTATAAACAAAAAATAAATTAAATAAAATGATTACATTTTCAAATAGAGCAGGAGTTTCGGGGGGTTCGGAACTAATAGCAGATACAGCTGCAAGAACAGGTGAACAAATTTGTGCTTTTTATGTACGTGAAGATACTGTTGTAAGTGTTGCAACTGGTGGTGGTAAAAATTATGTTACCATATTTGGAATAAGTGGTAAAACATTAAAAGCTGGTGATTGGTTTTATGTACCTTATTTTGAATATATCACAGCAATTACTTTAACAAGCGGAAGTATAATTGCTTACCAAGAAAAGAATATATGATAGGCATAGGTAAAAATTTATTTAAGTCAAATGTAAAGGCTGCAAATAAACCAACTGATGCAGATGCACAGGCTTTTATTACAGCTGCTGGTATAACTAACGGAACACAACAAAGCGCAGTTAATCAACTTGTATTAGATTTAAAGAGTGCTAACATTTGGACTAAAATGAAGGCTATCTATCCTATTGTTGGTGGGACTGCATCAACTCACAAATGGAATTTAAAAGACCCAAGAGATTTAGATGCTGCTTATCGTTTAACTTTTGCAACTGGATGGACACATTCAAGTACAGGTATGACACCTAATGGAACTAGTGCCTATGCAGATACTAAGTTAGTATGTTCATCTGTATTAAGTTCAATGTCCCAACATATTAGTTATTATTCAAGAACAAATAATGCTTCAACCATTTATGGTGATTGTGGAGTTCAAGATGATATTACTCCAAGCATAGGTAGAAATTTATATATAGGTTTTGGTTCTACAACAGTTTATTCAGCACAAAATTTAGATGCAAATAGAGTAATAGTGGCAGATGCTAATAGTTTGGGTTTAAGGATGGTTTCTCGTTTATCATCTACTAATTTAAGAGCATTTAAAAATGGTGTTAATGTAGGAACTAACACAACAAATTCCACAAGTGGCTTAACAGGAATAAATACATTTATTGGTGGCTCTAATTATAGAAATGGACCAGGTGCTTTTTCAATATCTTATGGCATAAGAGAATGTGCATTTGCTTCAATAGGTGATGGATTAACAGATTCCGAAGCAAGTAATTTATATACAGCAGTAAATACTTATCAAACAACTTTAGCGAGAAACGTATAATGGAAGGCAGAATAGTAACAAATCAACAAGCAAATGAACTACAAGGCACGTTCATTGATGCTGATACATTTTTTAATTTCGTTCAAGATATAAACGGAGTTTATTTTTTATTTTTAAGTGAACAGGATGAAATTGATGTTGCACAAACACAATACGCTTATTTATTAGATATTCCATTAAGTCCTTATACACCACCACCAATACCACCAATAGAATGAAAGAAGCATTAGACTTAATTAAGAAACATGGCGCAACTGCTGTTTTAGTATTGTGGCTATGGCATACTCATACTAGAGTAGAACATTTAGAAGCTAAGTTGTATAATTGTTTAGAACGTGAAAGACTTGAGCAATTGTATAATAAACAAAACGAAGCTGTAATTCCTAAGAAAATAGAAGATGAAACTAAAAGTAGTTAGAGAAACTAAAAATGATAATTGCACAATTGGCTCATTATTTATTAATGATGTTTTCTTTTGTTATACCTTAGAAGATAAAGACAGAGGATTAAAACAAAGTGATTCTCTTTTATTTATTCAAGCAAAAAAGATTTTCGGGCTTACTGCAATACCTTCAGGCTTCTATAAGCTAACAGTTAATCAATCGCCAAAGTTCAAAAGGATGTTACCTCGTATTCTTGATATAAAAGGATTTGACGGGGTTTTATTGCACAGAGGTAATACAGCGGACCATTCACTTGGATGTATTCTTATAGGTTACAAGAACCCAGTACCTATTATCAATTATAGTAGTTACTTCACACTCCTGCCCTATAAAATTTTTACTATACCCAACTGAATCCTTGACAATGCGAACAATATCCCCAACATTAAACTTATTTTTCATTTTCTCTCCTTTTTATTAACCAATAAAATGACATATTACATCAGACTCATCACCCCTGTCAATATCTGCCATGAAGCTCTCAAGGTATGATTGAATGTCGTCTCGTTCTGATAGTGATAATAGATCAAGCACTGTGTTCTTGTCAATAGATAGCTCGGCGTACCCCTCGCCATTTGGATAGAATGTCGCTTCAGCAACCTCCCATTCTAATGACACATAGCCAAAGAAATCGAGGTCTGACATGCAATCTACAGGATTGCCCTTCCAAGGAGGGACAATGACATAATGTGTGATCTTGAGAACAATATGTAGAGAGCCTTCCTTATCGTTATACATGATAGGCTCAATCGT